GAAGTAGGACTACTGTCGTTTGATGTCTGCGCCCATTTGGTGATTAAATCGGAAACTCCCATTTCCCTAACGGCGTCCTTTAGTGCTGGGTCGTTTGCCCTAAAAATCTGCTCCGCTGGGTTTCCGTTTCCAGCCTTGATTTGGGCTTGGTAATCTTTGTACTGCTGGGCTGGTGTTTTCCCGTCAAAAATGTTAGTTTGTACTTTGGAAACGTACCCTCTATAAATTGCGCCACCAATGTGTTCATTGGCGCTTACTACTTCTATGTAGTCGGTCTTCTTGCTCTCGTCTAATAACTGCTGAAAGGTTTTGTTTGGCGCAACAATAGCACCGTCAACAAGTTTGTCGTCAAACTTTGTACCAAGCCTTTTTGCCAAGTCTTGGGTGACAAGCAATTTGGTAGCGCCGTCGTAAGTTAACTTGCTACTGTCTTTTAATTTATAGGCTCTGTCATGGGTTTTGTCTACTATTTTTATCTCAAAGTCTTGGTTGCCTTCAAGAACCTGCTTGATGTCTTTGTTGTGCTGAAGGATTGCCCCCTCAACGCCCAACTTAACCCACTGGTTGCCGTGAAAACTGTGACCCGCTACGTCGCCTTTGCTGATTGAGTGCAGGTCGAGAAGCGCCTCTAGCGCCTTGTCGTCTCCGCCCTTGGCTAGGGTCAATAGTTGCTCTTGGGGTAGTAACGAGTACGGTACGTCGGCGTAGTTGGCTTTGGTCTTACCGTCGAAGTTGTCTCTAATAATGAGTGGCATTAGTAACCCAACCTCGCTTTCCAATTCTCGCTCTTTGCAATCGCCGTGGTCATTGGCTCCGTACTTGCACCCTTAGAGCATACATAGTCTGCGAAGCATTCTGCGTAGGCTTCCAAATCGTTGCTCAGCGAGTAGGTGGAGGGCACTGGATTATCTTTGAGTGCTGTTTCGGTTTCTGGCGAGAAAGTCTTGTCGCCGTATGGGTTTGCGTTCATTAGTGCGTGACCGAACTCATGGATAACTGTGTAGTCGAGTGCTGATGTTCCCGCCGAAGACTTTGGCGCCCAACCACGGCTTGCCATGTCGTCCATTGTCTTGTCGGCAGTGTCAATGGTGTTCATGTAGATTTGGTTTCCGAGTGTCGCCCCGCCCGACTGCCCACCGCTAGGTGACTTTGGAATAAAGGGAAGGTCTTTTCCAATCAACAGGGTGTCCACGGTATTGGGGAAACTCTTTGAGAGGTTTCCCAGTTGGGTGGCAATGCCCTTGATTTGGTCTGCCGATAACCCCGCCTCGTTGCGAACAATCAGGGTTGTTTTGGAACCGTCCAGTTTGAACGTCTTGGCTCCCTCAGCCCTTTTGGTCTCCTCACGAAGTACGGCTTCTGGCGTGTCGCCACCAAGGATTATTGGGGTGATACGTGCCCTGAACTCTGCGCTCTCGCCCTTACAGGCTCGCTCTATCATGCCTAAACGCTCGTCTACGAGGCTCTGGGCGTACTCATGAGGTGTTAGCGCCTTCCAGCCTCCTCCAGCCTCTCCAGCCTCGTACTGGTTGCCATGAAACTCGTGACCCTTTTTGTCACCCTTGGCAACCACGTCTTGTGTACCCGTAATTTGGGCTGGCTTGATGTCGCTAAAAATTCGGTACTCTTTTGCGCCCTGCGTTGTGGCGCCACTAGCGTCTGGGCTGTCGAAAGTCACTCCGTCGTATCCGTCCGCTTTAAGTGCTGAACGGAACTCCTTGTTTCCAAGAGCGATTTCCCCACCGTTCTCCTTTGATTGGAGAATTGCACGGGTTGCGTAGTCTGGCAGTCCAAGGTTGCGAATGGCTTGAACCTCTCCCGCCCATGTCGGCTCGCTTCGACCTATGGTGAATGCGTTTTTGAGGTCGAGGAATTTCATTCCAGTTGGGTCAACCGTCAAAACGTTCTTACCAAAACCACGGGCAAGGTTTGGGTTGTCGGTCATTGATACGTACTTAATTCCCGAACCCTTAGAGCCACCAAGACGTGACTTGGAACCCTTAATGCCTTGAGACATTAACTTGGCTGGGTCGGCTGGTGAACCGTGATACAAAACTTTTGGAGCGTTTGCGCTACCTACTTGCTCGTATTGATTTCCGTGAAATTCATGACCAGCAACGTCGCCCTTGATGATGTGCTGACTTCCACTCGCCTCCAACAATGAGTTGGCGTAGTCCTTTGCCTCTTGGTCGGTGCAGGTAGCAATCGAGCCGAACTTTGAGATTAGGTCTGGCGTTGCTGGCACCACTTCCCAATACTTGGTGAAGGACATTTCGCCTGCGTCGTCTTTAATCCCCTGAAGGCTTCTTTCTCCGTTAGCGTCTACAAACTTGTCCTCGCCAATCTGCACGGCATAGTGCTGAACAAAAACGGGTGGGTAGTCTCGACCTTCTTCGGGCTTGATTGGGTCTCCGATAGCAACCATTTTGCCGTTGGGATAAATCTGTAATAGCGCCTTCGCTACAATTCCGCAACCACCGTACATTGGTTTGTTGTTTGGGTATCCCAAATAGCCCTGCTTGGTAATAATGCGGTTAAAGGCGTTAATTCCTTGCTCAGAATAAATTGCTGATTTGATTTGGTCGCCTTGCATTAGTGCGCCGTTGGTCGAGCCTACACCTTGAACGTATTGATTGCCTCTAAAGTCGTGACCTAGTTTGTCGCCTTTTGCCAGTGAACGATTTATTGCCTCTGCCGAAACTCCCGTGTCAGTATTAACTTTCTGGTTTGCAAAAATTTGGTCGCCAGTTGCAGTTGGCGCTGTTTCGCCCCATGAAGCATAGGTGTCACTCATTTGTAAAATAGAGCGGTCATAAACCCTGACATAACCAGAATTGGTGTACTTGTAACCGCTAAGTGCGTCAGAGGGGGTTTCGTTAAGCCCCTCTGTAAGTAAGTCGGCTGTTTGTTTATCAAACCCGTTTTGTTTTAACAGGTCGTTAAAGTTTGTCTCTTTGGAGAAGTTATAGTTTACGCTTCTACCGCTTCCAGCATTGCTTGCGTCTGGATTAGACCAGTCAAGTCTCATCTGCAACAGCATGTGGTCTCTATCTCCGCCACGCTCATTGGCGTACTCAAGCGCTTCATTTGGTAATTCGCTGGTATAAAAGGCCGTTCCGTAAATGCCCCCACCGTATGTTGGGTTGTCGCTGTGCGCAAACCCCGCAACTACTTCTGCACCTTTTCCTACAGGCGCTGAAAGTCCCGTGAATAGTCTTTGGTACTCGTCGCCCTTCGCAAACTCTGCTTCACTAACTACCGAAGGTTTGCCAAGGTTGCCCAACATTGCCATGACTGCTTTTGCGGGGTCTGGATTTCCGTTGGTTGGAAACTCCGCAAGGGCTTTTTTGAACCCCTCTGGGTTGCTGACTATCTTGGATAAGTTCTCCGTATACTTCTCTTTTTCGCCCGAATTAATTGTGTAATTAGACCATTCAGAACCCTCTATAGAAGCGGTCTTAAAAACATTATTTGAAATAAAATCTTTTGCCTTTTCAAACGCTTCGCCACTCTCGCCAGTTTCGTATTGGTTTCCGTGAAACGGGTGCCCTGCTACGTCACCCTTTTGAACCGCTCCACTGGGGTCGTAGCCAAACTCGTTAATGCTATTTGCGTCGGTAAAGATAGTGCGGGCTGGAACCTGCATTGAGATGACGTGACCTTCGCCCTGAATGTTGCTCTCTACGTGCTGTTCGGCGTAGGTCTTTGATAGCGTCACCCAGTCGCCGTCGTTAATGACGTTTACGCCCTTTGGTACGCCTCGGTACACGGTGACCACAGCGTCAGGGTTTCCACGGACGGCATTGATGACCTTCATGCTTTCTCGGTCTGCCTTGTCGTCGCCCGTTCCGTAATACTGGATTGCCTTGTTGCTGTAGATGTCGGGCGGGAAAATCTTGTCTAATGCATGGAGGGGTGCGTCGTCGCCATTGTTGCTTGGCGCACGGTGCTGATAGTGGTAGTCCTCGCCACCACCTGCAACGGTCTCGTATTGGTTACCGTGAAAGGCATGACCTTCAATGTCGCCCTTTTGCACCAGCGATTTGGCAATTGGAAAAACGGGCGCATTTTGCCAACGTGGAAAAGCGCTTTGCATTGCGGTGACCGCCACTGGTCGGTAAAAGGAGTTATCAATTTTGGGGTTGGTTGCCATTGAGTAAGTCTCAGCAATAAATTCGGCTGGATTGGTCGAACCGTATTCGCTCATTCCTGCGTCTTGAAGCATTGTCCTTTCGTTAAGGTTGAAACCGCCACCGTAACTCCAAACTCCAGCGCCAAAGTATCCCCATTCCGTTTTCTGCGCCTCGGCAAAACGGTTAGTCCAGTAACTTGGGTCAGTCATTTTTTCGTATACGCTAAATGCCTCCCCTTCATCATCATCAACGTTTGGCTCCTGACCACGTTGTTGCAAACCACTAATTGCTGATTGCGCCATTTGCGTCATGACTGGAACTAACTTGTACAAGTTTTCTGTAGCAAATTTAGTTCCGTCTTTTGCGTCGTAAGTTACCTCTACATCTCGCTCAAATTCGTAATGCCCCATTTCGTGCGCAATAACACTTTGCGCAACTTCTTGCGGGTTGGTGCTGACATTACTAGCCGTCCAATGGTTAATCCAGTATTCACGAACTCCACTCGTGCTGTTGAAGTCGTCAGGGCTTGCCCCTGCATTAGCCATAGAAATGTCTTGTTGTTCATTCCTTAAATAAGTGTCTTTGTTGGCAAGCGTTATAGAGAACTCACCAAAATTATTTTGCTTTGCCTCATCTGACAGGTTTCGTTCCAAACGTGCAGTGCTGTCCGACCCCTTTCCCAAACTCTCATCTGGTTCGAGGCAGTGGATTGAGAGACCACCGCTTTGGTTGAGCGTATCTAGCGACTTGGTTAAGTATCCAATTCTTTCGTCAGACGGCTTCCACGCACTTGGGTTGTTGTCCAGCGAGGAACTCCAAGGAATGTAAACCCTGTTCCCCTTTGGTGTTTCATAAATTAATTGCTTATTGTTGTTTAAGTCTTTGCTCCCAATGAAAGATAAACCTTCGGGGGCTAACCACGTGCAACCGCTGGGTATTCCTTCTACCCATTGATTGCCATGAAACTCATGACCTGCAACGTCTCCCTTTTGAACCTGCGACTTAACAATCCCTTCGCCTTTTTTCCAATACACTTGGTAGGTGCATTCCGCAACGGGGAACTTAGTTCCGTCTGCCAACTCAACTTCGGAAATGGCGTCCACGCTGAATTTTGCATTCTCAGGGAGGATTACTTCGCTTTCATTGCCAAGAATACCGACGCAGTGCGAGCCTTCTGGAATGGTGATTTTCATTAGAATGTCTGCGTCAGAAAACCGCTTAGCAACATTCGGTGAGATTGATGAAGACAAGAAGCCCAGTTTTGAAAAGTTACGATTGCCAACGCTATTGCGTAACTCTTGCCCGTCTTGCCACGAAACGCCTCGGAAGGTGGTGATTGCCTTAGAAGCAGTATTTTTCTCAATCGCATTAGTGATTAGGCGAGCGGTGGGCGTGTCTTTTCCGCTATTGATGTCTTTTTGGTTTTGATAGTACCGACGCAACGCTTCTGCCTGCTTGGGGGTAACGCCCTGCGAATTGCCATTGACGTTGGTGTTCCAAGCAAAGCCCGTAAGCCTTTCTTGAAGCCACTTGTTCCCGTCACCGTGAATTCCTGCGACCCATTGGTTTCCGTGAAAGTCGTGACCTGCGACATCACCCTTGGCGAGCAAAATCCAATTGACAATCTCGTCGTCTATTGGCATTATGCGCCAACCTTGTAAATTCCCTTGCCCTCTGCCCAGTTCCAGCCGTCAGGCAGGGCAAACTTGGTGTTGTCGTATGACAGCCGTGCTGGTTCTCCGATTACTTGGTCTAGACCAGTGCAACCCACAAATGGCTCGCCACTTGAATAGCCCTTGAAATCGGCACCAGTAATGTTTGCGCCAGTGAAGTCAGTGTTTGAAACTTTGTTCGCTTCAACGTTGGCGCCAGACAAATCCGCCCCAGATAAGTTTGAGTTTTTGAAACTAGCGCCAAAAAGCGAACGTCCTTCTCCTGAGAGGTTCGCATTGGAAAGGTTGCAGTTGGTGAACGTGACGCCGAAAAACGAGGCGTCTTTTGCAATGACGCCAGTCAAGTTGGTGTTCTTAAAAACTGAGTTATCAAGCGTAGCGTTGGAAAGGTTTGCGTTTGAAAGGTTTGCGTCAGTGAACTTCGCCTTTGTTCCGTAAACGGTGTCTAGGTTTGCGTTGCTTAAGTCAGCGTTCACAAACTTGGCGCCAGTCACCTTTGCGCCCGTGAGGTTAGCACCACTAAGTTTTGCGTCGGTGAAGTCGGACTTTTGTATTTTGGCGTTAGTCATTTCTTGGTTGGAAAGGTCTACGCCCTTCAAGTCTGCGCCTTGTTCCAACTGGTGACCATTTGCTTCGGTCACGACAACATTGCGAACTCCGTTAAAATTTGAAGGGAGGGTGGCGTTAGTTTGCTCGACTGGTGCGTCGGGGAAACAGTGGGAGCAAAGAGTTGCGCCGTGCTGGGCTACCGCCTCGTCTGCTGATTGACCACTAAGTTCTGGGAGCCAAACAAACTTTGTTGGCGTTGCACCGTTGTTGCACGAGTGGCAGTTCATGTCCTCGTGAATGTGACCTCCGGGGACTGCATAAAAACGGTTCCACCCTTGGTATTGAGAACTTGCTTGGTTGTATTCAGTTTTTGCTGTTTGAAAATCTGCCGTTTTTTTGTCGTAATTTTCAAATGCTTGTTGCGGGCTTCCTGCGTATCTCAGGTTTGTCTGCAAGAGACCCTTGTTAAATAACTCACGCAAGTTTTCTGGGTCTGCGCTCTGCTGTTCGCCGTTTAGCATGAAAGTTCTCGCTAAATCGTTGTGGTTGGTTCCCCCAACAATTGAACCTTTTGGTATGAACCTAAGTTGAAGTTGCTTTTGGGCGTTGAAAGCGTCATCTTTTGCCCTAGAAAACGCAACGTACTTTTGGTAGATTTCCTTGTCAATGGCAACCATTTGGCTACGGTCTGTAATCTTGCCTGTGGTGTCCATGCCCGCTGGGTAGCGACCCTGATTTTCGTCGGCGGTTTCTGCACCGCTTACGCCAGCCTCGTGCTGATTGCCTCGGAATGGGTGCCCGCCATGCTCGCCCTTGGCGACCAAAACCCAGTTCAGGATTTCTGCGTCGGTGGCGATAATGTTAGACACGGGTTGCTCCTTCGGGGTTTAACGTACCCCTATAGACTACAACACCCCTGTGACAGCGCCCGTTTTTAAAGCCAATCTTTTGGCTCTACGATTGGCGTTCCAGCGTTCTCTTTGCTCCGTTGTGCGCTTGGGTTTCCCAAATTTCTGCTGATACTCATACATTGCCACCCTGCATTTCTTGCAACGGCACCCAAGGTTTTTGTAAGCGTTTGGGGTTCCATGCTGAATTGTATCGGGGTCTAAATTGGAATACCGCTCCCTGCGCTTGTTCCGTGCGTATTCGGTTGCCGAAACACTGCACTTATCGCACCTACAACCGTATGCGTAATACCGCAAATAGTGACCGTGTGGCGGTGGATTGCTTTTGCTGAACTGTCTGCCGTTCTGTTGCGCCCGTTTGGTTCGTGGCGTCCGCAATCCGTCAAATAGTTCGCCCTCGGTCTCTTTGACCACTTGGCTAATTGCTAATCGTAATTCGGCGCTCATGGTTTGAAAAATACTACTTGGTCTAGGCGCAACTCGGTAAAGTTTTCCAATTCTGTGTACACGGTTTTTTTGGTAACGACTGGAGCCAAAGCAAAAATTTCCGCCATAACCGTAAGTGCGCATGACCTATCGTCATTGAACATGACAAAGTGCGCATTGGGTACGGCAAACTTACGCTTGCGGTCTGCAAAATGTATTGTGCTAAATGGAAATTTGCTTCCAGTCCAGTTGTGTTTAACTTCTACTTCAAATCCGTGCGTCACGCTGTCACGCTCAGCCAGCACGTCAATTCCGTACTGGTCTGGGTTTACCCTTGCGTTTTCAAAGCCACCTTTTCGGTTTAGGTAGTCAATTAAAACTTGCTTAGCGTTGTCGTCCTCGTCGTAGAGTTCTTGGCTAAAAGGCTTCGTTGTCGGCATGAAGCCACGCCTCTAAATGCAAACTATCGGCAATGTTGCCCGCTGTCGGTTTCCCACCACGGAAAATCATGTCTTCAGGCAGTTCAATAACCTTGTCGTACTCTCCGTCGTTGCAGGCGTTGATTGCCTCAATACAGATTGGAACGAACTGCTCTGGCATGGGTGGGTAGCAATTTGACGTGAGGTGAATGCGGATTGCGGTCTCCAAGTTCACGCTTCCCTCCTCGACCATGTTCGATAATTCAACTGCGTGTAGGTATCCCATTAGTTATTTTCCTTTACTAAGCCATTTAATAAAATTTGGCAAGTTGGCACTCCGCAGTGCAAAGTTTGAAACTTGAGGTGACGCTCGTAGATTGGCTCAAACTCGTCCTCGTCCGAACGCTCGTCGGGGTTGGTGAGGTCAAACCGCTCCACGCAATTCAAACACAGTGGAGTTAGGTTCATGGCGTAGCCAACTAGCCTGCCGTTCAACTGCTGATTGATACGGTCAATGCTCTCGCCCATTCTGCTTAACGTTTCATCAATAGACCAAAGGGTCACCATTAAGTCAACGTTTTCTACGCTATCGCTCATAGCCCTATTCTCCTCATTTGCTTCAGTAGTTTCTTACGTCTATCTTGCAACATCAGGTGACCATTTGCAAGGCTTTGTGTGTATAAAAATGAGCGACCCTCGGCAATTGCTTCTCGGCGGGTCGTAACTGCGTAGGCAATGCCTTTTTCCAATCTAGCCAACTCCGTATACGCAAATTGGGCGACCACTTCCTCCACGCACCCGTATCGGCGCATTAATGCTCGTTTGGTGAAGTACTTACGCATTAAAAGAACCAACTAACGCCCAAGTAAATGCCGTATACGGCGAAGGCAAGGAGATACACGCCCAGTAGCACAAAGGCTAAACAACCTAAGTTTGAAAATAATTTCATTGCTAATTTCCCTCAAACTCTCGAAATAACTCGTCAAACAAGCGACGTGCTGTTGCTATGTCTTGCCGTGCTACCGCTTCAAGGATTTGGTTCCTTAAATCCCAAGCCCTATCCAAAACTCGTCTGCTAAACCTGCTCATTTCCCAGCACTCCAATTAATTTCTTGTGGCGTTACCGTGCCAGCGATAGTGGTGAGTGTATTGGGCATTGGCTCAACAACGTCGAGGTAGTCCAGTACCTTGATTACGTCACAGGGGTACTCAACGCTGTCTTCGGGCGTTGAGCAAGCCACGCACTCAACTAAATCCTCCTCATAGTAGAGGTGGTGCTTGTCCCGCATTGCTTTGCGCTCGGCGTGGGTCATTGCGTTGCCCCACACTTCATGCAACAGGTCAGTCTGATTAGGTTCCAGTATTGGTGGTGGCAAGTCGTTTCAGACTGCTCCTCCTGCTCGATTAAATCAATTGTCATTTCTCACCTCCTCAAACTTTCCTTTCCAGCCAAAAACCTTGTTGAGAAACTTTGCAAAAGCCTCTCCTAAATCGTCGGGCTGAATGTTGTTTTCCTTAACGTATTCGTCAAAGTCCTTAAATGCGGATTGGCTGGTCATGCTTTCTCGTATTTCAAAATGCCTAATTTAAACCCAATACGCTCCGCCCAGCAAAGTACGCAACGTCGTGGGTGGTGTTTCTTGTCCCAGCGATAGTGGCTCGGAGCGGTCTGTAAATAAATTCCTTTTTTCATTGGTTCCTCTTTAGTGCCATGCCAGCCAGCACCCAGATAACCAAAATGGTGATTAAGGGTTTCATGCTTGCTCCTGAGTTACTCGCCACGCAAAATCTGTTTTGTTCATTGCCTGCTCAAGTGCGTCCAGCAACTTTCTAGCGTCGCAAGGGAAGGTTCCGTGACATGACATACACGAGCCTGAGTATCCGTACTCGCTGTGCTTCCTTCGGTACGCCTCCCGCTCCGCCTTGTTCACTGACGCCTACCCCAGATTTGGATAACCGTCAACAAAAAAGCCCACGCTGACAAAACAACAATGCCAATCTGCAATCGGCTAATTTCTGACGCCATGTGCTTCATGACCCACTCCCTTCAATTTGAGTGACTAAACCCTACTCCTATTTTGACCCCAAGTCAAGTGTTTATTGCTAATTTTCTATGACTTCCAGCAATTTAATTGCGTCGCAAGGAAAGTCGTCGTAGCAAAATACGCAGTAGCCAGTTTTGGTTTGATTGACTTTCTTTGTGTGGCGGTCACGTATTTCTTGAAACTCGGCAGGTGTCATTAGTTGTTTCCGCTCCATTCCTTGATTGCTTCTACGTAGTTCTTGTAAAGGTCGTCTGGTGTTCCGTCGTTGTGAAGGATTATGTCTTGGTCGGCGTAGGCGGTCTCGCTGATGTGCCCGTTGACCGCTCCGTAGCCCTCTCGGATAATGCGAATGATTACCCCGCCCCGCTTTTGGATTTCCTCCGCCTCATTGGGGAAGCGAACGTCTGGAATAACTAACCGTGGTGTTTCTGCGTTGTTTTCCAAAACTGTGCGCACCCAAATGTCGTCCGACAAGTGCGCTCGTGCGCCGTCGGTTCCAAGTCGCTGAAGCAACTGACGGATTTCTGGGTACTCGACCTTCGCTCTCTCCCAGCCAATCTCATCAACGATTTCTTGCACCCTAATTTCAACGTGGGCACTGTTAATAACTGGCGCCATGTTTACGGTCTTGGTATCAATGATTGGATTGAGTGCGTACAAGATGTTGCGCATTGCGTCTGCAAATGCCACTCGCTTGAAGCCCTCATTAGCCACCAACTGCTTTGCTAATTCATCTTTGCCAGAGCGAGCAAAACCCGCCAGCCCAATTATTACTTGATGTGCCGTCATGCCTATAAGGTACTACAGTGCGCAAGGCGAAGTTGGGTCAAATGGCAAATAATTTTGGCTGGTCGTACTCATCAGTTGACGACTTGTACGTTTGAGAATTGGAAGTGTTGGGCACGGGTGCTGAACCCTTTGGGTATGGCAGTACTTTGTAGCGCAGGGCTTGCAACAACTGCTTCTTTCGACGTGGTGAAGCATTGAAGTAAACGTACCTGTGTTTGCGTGGTCGCTCTACAAAGTAAACCCTGTCCTCGCCAAACTTTTCCTTGAGTTGTTCGTAGGTAAGTCCGTTGCCCCAAGTTGCGTGGTGCTGATGTTCCAATCCACGAACTTTGGGGTCTTTAAATTTGGAGGACAATCCCGTGTACAAAAAATTTGTCGCTTGATAAACGTACCCAATGTGTTCCTGCGAACTATCCGCAAACGACACAACTATCTCTCGGTCTAGTTTGGTGATTGAGTTTCCAATTAAGTAACTCTCGCCATTGGGTGGTGCGTCGTCCGCTACCCACAATCTGGTCAACTCGTAAACGTTTTGCTTATGCTCGTCTCCGCAAATGCCTCGGAGCAATGTGCTTGAGGCTGGGACTCCGTAGATGACAACGCCAACCAAGGTGTCGTTTTCGTCAAATAGCCCAAAGGCAAACGAGCATGGAGCCTTGCGGTGAAGGTAGTGGCGCTCTATGATGACCCGCTGTGCAAGGCGTGGGTCAATTGACCTGACCGTGTATTTGTCCTTTAGGCGAATGCCACCCGACCTTGTTTCGCCCACGGCTACTCCGCTAGTTCGGCGTTAAATCCAGCGTTGGGGTTTGGAAACTCTTGCTGGTGTTTTTTCCAACTGTCAACTAAGCAGTGAAGGGTCAGCGCACCTTCTTTTTGTTCGTCAGAAAGTTGCGCCCAAAACTCTGGACGTACTTCAGACCAATCGTGTCGCCAATCGAGCGCACCGTTTTGGCGAAGCGGGTCTCCGCAATTTGAGCAGGACATCAGTTGTCGTTTGCTGGGTACATGGTGCCACAGTGACGACACTTGTACTTATTGTCGGCGTAAAGAAATGGTGTTTTGCCGTAAACCTGCGGAGAGTGGTCGCACTTACGCATTTTCATCATTTCAATTGTCCTGTCAATGACGCCCATTTGCAACCCCTTTCGTTATGATTGGCTTGAACCGTCCACACGCACCTTGCCAACCGTCTCCGTGCGCCAACTTTGGTCGCTTACAGTATAGGCAGGTGTTTACGGCGTCATGGAGAAAGGCTCGCCGTTCATGGCGCTTTTTGAGCAATTTCCAAAACTCCTTCATTGGTGAACCCTTTATTTCCGTAGGCTTTCGAAGGCGTCGTTTATCTGCATTGCGCTGGTAACTGTCGCCAGTTGGTGCCTCATGCTGATAATCGTGCGCTCCTCGATAATGTCAACGATTTCGTTCCACTTTCGGATACGGCGATTTTTAATCCAGTTACGCACTACTTGTCGCCGTTGAGAAATTTGATTACTGCCTCGTAAGAGTTGGCTTCACCGTTACGTCGCATTTTCCAATTGGCTTCTGCTTGGTCTTGCAACCAGTGGGTCAGTACTTCCTTGCTAGTAGCGGAGGGGTGGTTTGTCTGAGAGACTTCGTAGTTGTGGCTCCACTCGCTCACGTTGTCCGCTTCAATGACTGAAGCAACTGCCTCATCAACGACTGTCGCAATGAAGTCCTCAACGCTCATGTCGTGAAGGTCGCTGGCAATCTCCAAGTCACGCAACTCCTCTTCGTCAAGTTCAATGAGCAAGCGGGTCTTCTTGGGAGTGGTGTTTGTGATTTCCTCCAACTGGGTCAGGCGCTCGCCTACCACGTCGAGTTCGTCTACAACGTCAACAATCATCTTGACAATGGTGTTGACCTGCTCGTCCAACATTACAAAATTTTTGTTGGATACGTCACTGATGTTGTCCATGTGCTGAACCAATTGGTTTAATTTATTGCGTGTCTTTTTACGCATTGCTCTCTCCTTCTTTGAGAATTTGGTCGAGGGTCTGGTCTAACTCAGACGCCTGCTGTTTGCCTGCATTGATTGCGTCAACAACCATTTGATTGAGGCGATTGAGGTTTGATTGGTAGACGGCTTTGATTTCGTCGTAGATGTCTGAAGTGCTAACGGAGAGAACTGCGCTCTGCTCGCTTGCCTGCTCCTCTGGCAAATCGCCCTTGATAAATGCCAAGGTGATTGCGCCCGCTTTTTTGGCGTGGGCAACAGTGGCGACGTGGCGCTCGTACTTAACACGCTGGGCAAAGAGTTGCTCGACTTGCGCAACTAGGTAGCCGAGTTTTTCGCCTTCGTGCTGAATGGAAGCAAGTAATGCCTCGCTTGGGTATTTGGGTTCGTTCATTGCCCAACACCGTATCAGGGTTGAGCAGTGCTTGTCAAGTGATTACGAGGTTTTTAATTGCCTTCTCGGAGCAATGCTGATAGCGGAATTCCCAAACGATACAGGGCGTCATTAGGCAAACTCACCTCATCAAGCCACGTCGAGAAAATGTCCTCCGTGATACTGAACTTGGTATCGCCAATTTGGAACTTGACCTTGACGGAGTTTGGGGTGCTTTCCTTACCCTTGGCAATGTCCGCCAAGTCCTCGCTGTCGAAGCCCGAACCTTCCAAAGTTTTAAGTGAGGCAACTGCTGATACCAAGAGGTCGTTGTCGTAAGTCGCTTTGTCCGCAGTGCGGTTGTCCGCCAAAACAATTCGTGTGGCTTGTTCGTCATCTACGTCTACAAACGCTACGGCGATTTCCGTCCAGCCCAGTGCTGAAGCGGCCGCTACCGTGTGATTGCCCTTGAGGATTTGGTTGTTGCGCTTGTTGACAATGACGGGTCGGTACTGACCCAAGACCCGCAGGCTTTCGCTGATTGCCCCAATGTCTCCCTCACGAGGATTGGAAGGGAACCGCTTTAACTCCTTGATTGGCATACGGGTGGTGTCGGTCATTGTCATGCGGATTTCCGTGGCACCGCCAGCAGACTTGTCCTTCACGGGCTTTTTCTTTGGCTCATCTGGAAGGTCTAGGCGAGTGCGGATTTCCTTCTTAACCTTTGGAGCCTTATCGCCCACCTCATCTTTGAGTGCTGATAGCCAGATGTCGTAAAGCGTTGGGTCAAGTTCTCCAACAAAGACGTTTCCAAACTTGATAAGTGGGTTGCGTGTCGGCTCTTCCTCTGGCTCGTCAACCAGTGGCTTGGCTACCCCGCCTGAACTTTCGCTGAATACTCCGTCAAGTTCGTCTAGGAAGGTCGTGTCGTATCCCGTTCCCTCAAGACTTGGCAAAGTGCGGAGCAGGTCGAGCAAAAGGTCGTTGGCGTAACTGGAGATGTCTGAGGTGCGGTTGTCGGTGATGAGAACACGTAGTGCGTCGTCTTCTGTTCCCTCGAACTTGGTGACGGCAATTTCTTTCCAACCTAGAGACTTAGCGGCCTTCCAAGTGTGGGTGCCCGCAATGATTGTGTCTCCCCAAACTACGACTGGTGAATACTGCCCGTTGACTTCAAGGCTCTCCGCAATAGACGCAACGTCGCCCAGTCTTGGGTTCATTGGGTGAGCGTGAATGCTGTCAATCGGTATGAGTTCTGCCTTGACGTTGATGTTCATTCCAATACTCTACAACGGAGAAAACGCTAAACCGTTGGTAGCCTTGGAGTATGACTACGCCCTTTTCCAACGACGACCTGCTGAATGGGCAGGGTATTTACGCCGTTGTCAAAGACCGCCACACCGACGTAGAACAACAAGCCTCTGCGCTGTCTGGTCAAGCAAACGCTTTGCGCACATCTCTCGAAAATAGTCTGCCCAATACCGTTGCCCGTCACATAGCAATCGCTAACGCTCACAAGAAACTTGCCCGTCAGTCAAGTGGTGAAGCAAAGCAAGCCCACCTCCAAGCAAGCGACGCCCACTTAGAGGCCGCTCAGGAAATCAAGGCAATTCTTCCAATCACGGGCAACTCGGTTGCTTCCAATTCGCTGATGAGTGACCGTGCGCAACAGATGTCGTCCCGTGCGTCGAACTTTACGAACCACGCCCTTCAAGTAACCCAGCGAGCAAACTTAGCCAAGGCTGTTGACCGCCCGTATCGTGATTATGACGACGGCGTATTAATGCAAATGTCACAGCGTGGTGATAAATTGGCAACGACAGAGTTGTCTCTCCGTGGCAACAAACCTTTTGCGACCCAAGTGGTTCCGTTCAGCAAGGCAGTCGTAGACGACGCCACCGACGTTATCGCTCCTCATGCTGAAGCAATCTTGGCGCACTACAAAACTGACGCTCCCGACAAGCACCCAAATCTGACAGGTATTGCTGGACTGCACTGGACGCTGGCTAACGAACACCGTGTCCGCTCTGACGCCTCTCGCCTCAAGGCTTCGCAAATCCGTGCCCAAAACGGTGGTGCTGATAACGAGCAGTCACGTGCCTACGACCACTCAGCCTTGGTAGATACTCAGGCTTCCCAAGCCCATTTTACGGCTGGGAACAGCGCCGACCAGAACGCTTACTCGACTTCCAAAGTTGAAGGTGGCTGGAAACCCAAGGCTTCTGCCAACTACGGAAATAACGAAGTTGCTTCCCGTAACGCTTCTGCTATGTCTGCTGAAGCGGACAAAGTTTATTCTGCCTTGAAATAGCAACCAACGTTGCTGAGGTATGGTCAATCAACCAAGATTTTCCAAAGTCTGGTCTAGGATTATTGCCAGAACGCACCGAAAGGGAACGACATCATGACTTCAGGCTTTTCGACAAATGAACTTCTGTACCCTATAACTAAGGGCGACTTCGCAGGCCACCCATTTCGTGGCAACCAGTTCGCTCAAGGTGAAGGTGGCGCCGTCAAAGTTGATGAAATGCGCAAGGCTGGAAACAGACTGTCGTACATGCACCAAGGTGATGACGAAGGCGGAATTGACCACAAGGCGATTGCAAGCGGTCACACCGCATTGGCTCAGGCTTATGGTCAGCGTCTTGCCGAACTTGACAAGCAATACGAGGCTTTAAAGGCTTCTGGGAAATCTGAGGAAGAAGCAGACGAAATCCTTGGAAAAGCGTACATGGAAAACGAAACTGCACAGGACTACCACGAGAAAGCGGCCTTGGCAAACAAGAGTGCTTCAAGAATTTCTAATGACGAAGATGAGCAGGCTCAGAAAGAAAGCGACGCCGAGGACGCAACAAATCAAGCGGCCAACCAAGGTGAAGTCGCAATGAAAGCCGAGCGAGCATTGCCTGCGGAATTTCGAAGCAAGACCCTACCAGCGTAAGGATTAACGACATGAGCAAGAACAACCGATTTGAAGTTTTAGAACTCCTCAAGGGTTCAGGCGACTACGCCTACCAGCCTGCGCTTATCCCTGCGAACATGACCGTCAACAGTGACTTCGCTACTCGTTCCGCTGACCTATTCCGTCAAGCGGGCGCAATCATTGACAAGCACGAGGCAGTTGCACTTGGTGAAGCCAAGCCACTAGAGGAGGCAGATTACGCCGACCTCGCAATGCAACACCAAGCCCTTGCTGACGCTCACGAACAACTCGCTCGTGACATGAAGGCTTCTGACCCAGTTGCCAACATTCAGGCTATTAGTGCCCACGGTGACGCTATGGGCGCTCACACTGACGCCTGCAACGTAGCCCGCATGATGTTGCCTAGCCAAGACCTTGCTGAATACAACGCTAAGTGGCGCAATGCCAGTTCTAACTCTGACCGCAACAGCCGTACTGCTGTTTGGGACACCGAGAACAAGAATTGGAACAAGGCTCACCGTGCATTTGTTATGTCACGCATGGCTTACAACTACACCGCATTCGACACAGGGGCTTAGTCATGTCGTCGGGTTTTGAGATTAACGAACTTCTTTATCCAATCACAAAAGGTGATGTTGCAGGTCACGCCTTTCACGGAAATCAGTACGAGGCTGGACAGGGCGGTGGTGGAAATCTCACCCCTTCTGGTCACCGTCCATTAAGCGAGATTGCTCGTGACGTTGAAAAGGTCTGGAGCGCAAACAGCAAGAAGGGCGTGTACTTCGGTGCCAAACCATACCTAGACGCACTAAAGCAACTCCACGACATCAAAGACAACTACATGTTTGACAGTGCCAAGAGCGTTGTCAACTACTTGCTTTCCAACATGGGAACTTTCCGTGGTGAAGGCGCCCCCGCATTAAAAAACGAATTAAAAGCACTGGTCAAATAAACTCAGGTAGAGTTTCTTAAAGAAAGAATTGGTAAAACAATGTCAAATCCATTTTCAACCACAGAACTGTTGTACCCACTAACCAAGGGGCTGGTTCGCCACACCCCCGCAGGTCAAAAGGTTGCGCTTATGGCTGGTGAAGCCCACGCAATCCTTGGCAAGCACGACATGGTTGCACGTCAGGACGCTCACAAGCGTTTGGCTGAGGAGCACCGTGCGATTGCTTCTCACTTCAAGGGAATGGGAATGTCGGGTCTAGCAATTCTTCACAATCAGGCTTCTGTAGCCCACGAGCAGGCTTCTGAGGACAATTCAGACAACGACAGTCTAAACGCCCGTGGTTCATCTCAGCAAGCCATAGACGCCACTCAGACGGCTGTAGACGCCACTACCAGTGCTGGCTCAGCGGGTGCTGATGACAGTGCCTCAGCCTGATTTTTCTACTGAAGCACTCTTAAGCGAACGCTTTGAGGGTGGAAGTCTTACCGTTCAACATTACGCACGTCTTGCCACGGCTTTTTCGCAGGCTGGCGAACTTTGGAAAAAGGCTTCAACCGCCCTCGCCTCTGGTGATACTGACGGCGCTTCCAATTTAAAGGCTCAGGCTATTAAGGCTGGAGCCTACGCACTCACCCTGACCAACAAGCCGATTGGATAATTGTGCGCTCAGGATTTAGTACCGCTGAACTGCTCTACCCGTTAACCAAAGCACGGGCGACTTCCGCTTCCAAACTTCCAAATGCCAAGGCAAACAAGAAAGTTGTGAGCGCCCACCAACAGGCGGTTCAAGACGCTATCGCCAACAGTGTTCCAAACTACCCAGATGTCGTGACCGAAGCGGTAGACAGTGGTGATACGGGCGACATTGTTGACAACCTTGACCCCAAGCCCGGGCTTTTGCTTCCTGCCTTGATTGGTCTCTACACAATGGCTCGCAGTCTCGGCGCCATGGACGGAGCCAAGTTAACTGGTGACGACCCAATTCAAGGTGACAACGGAAATGCCTTATTGGATAATGCCCCAACAATGGCAGACAACATTACGAATACAACCGCCAGTACCGTCGGTGCCGTAATTACTTCTGGCGTCACGGACGGTCAAAGCGCCAGCGACATTAACTCGACAGTTGGCGACGTGCTGAATAACGACCAACGTGCCAACATGATTACCCTGACCGAAGCCAACCGTGCGTATAACACAGGTGTGTTAGACCAACTTATTGCCAGTGGCGAAACAACTTTTGAATGGATTACTTATGACGGCGCCTGTGCTGATTGCTTGGCTCTCGAAGGAACACACCCAGTAGGCGACGATACTCCGCCACTGCACCCAAATTGTCAGTGCGCAATTGGGCTTTCTGGCTCTACTGATTAGCCATTCCACGCTCAGCAAGAGCGACTAACAGGTCTCCCATAATGGTTCCCGCTTCTTCGTCGTCATTGTCTGTTCCGTCAATGGCTCGGTTAACGATTGAACGCTTGTGGTCAATCAACGAGGCAATGTCCTCGTCAATGGTGTTTGCGGTGAGCATGAGCCAGCCAGTAACGCTGTCCTTCTGACCAATACGGTGGGCACGGTCAACCGCCTGCTCCATGTCGCTTGGTGTCCAGCCCTGCTCGATAAAGAGAACGTCAGACGAGGCGGTCAATGTCAGACCAACGCCAGCGGCCTTGATGTTGCAGGCAATCACCTTTTGGCTATCCTCGTTTTGGAATTTGTCCACGGCTTCTTGACGACGCTCGCCAGTTAGTCCGCCTTGGATTTTGACGCCGTTGCTGAACTTATCGGCAACCATGTCCACTACGTCTCGGTGCCAACCAAAGACAATGAGTTTCTTGTCGGTCTCTAGGAAATTGGCAATCCACTCCTCAGTAGCCTTCATCTTGGCTCGTGCCGAAATCTGCTTCAACGTGGTGATTGATACCAAGTGTTCTGCCGACCTTGCACGGAGAGCCTTGCGCCATGCTTCGTTCTGGGCTTCCTTGTCTGAGGCTCCGCTTTCACGTGCCAATTGGAGGGCCTGCTCAGATAGGTAGCGGATAATGTCCGCCTCCGCCTTCTTGTATTCCTTCATGATTGTTGGGTCGCCCTCAACAACGATTGAGTTCCAAACCTTGGGTGGCAACTCGGTCAGAACCTCAGCCTTGCGACGACGGACGTAGCAGGACGAACGAAGTTTGCGGTTAAGCGAGGCGAGGCTCTTTGCTGAAGCGTGTCCGTAAGTGTTACGGAATGCGGTGGCGCCACCAAACTCCTCAAGTCGGTTGATGACACGGAGTTGCGTGATGATTTCGGTAGGCGTGTTGACGATTGGTGTTCCCGACAAGCAGACACGAACTCCGCCGTCCATAACCTTGTCGCTCAGTCGAATGCAAGCCTTGGAGCGCAGTGCTGAACCATTCTTGATGTAGTGGCTCTCGTCCAAGACAATGCCCTTAAGCGGTGGGAACTTCTCCACCCAGTGAGACAAGATGTCGTAGTTGATAATCCAAATGTCTGCGTCGGGCAAGTTACCTGACGTACCGCTGATTATCTTGACAACTGCGTCTGGTATCCAGCGGTTGGCTTCACGTTGCCAGTTAAGTTTGAGGCTGGCTGGAACAACAATGACCGCTGGGAATGACTGCGAAGCCTGAAGGGTTGCAAGACCCATGGGCGACTTACCTAGGCCCATTTCGTCGCCAATCAATACGCCACCCTTGCTAGGTAGCAATGAGACCATTCCGTTCTCGTCTGGCTTTGCTGAAGTCAAAGTGCGAACCCAATCGCCGTCTTGGTACTCAAATCCCATGGCTCGCATGGCGTAGGCAACGCCCGCCCGCTGGAAGGGGAACAACTTGAACGTTTCGTTTCCAAAACCCTTAATGGTGATGTCGGCGTCGTGGGCTTGGGAGGCTTCAATGATTGCCTGTACGTCCTCGGCTTCGCCCATAAGTTCCAATGCGTCGTCAGACACACGAGCGTGGTGTTCGTCCTTGAACTTGAGAACCTCGTCGGCACTTTCAATCGGAACGAGCCACATACGGTGTGGAGGTGACCAGACCGACCCCGGCATTTGGCGAACTTGGCTAATCATGTCGGCGTCGTAATTAAACGAAATTGCAAACGACTTGCCCTGAACCATGATTTTCGGGCTGGTGTCAATCTCTTTATCGGGGAGGCTCTTAACGTCCTCGGTCATAAAAATCTTGTGCTGTTCTGCGACCTTGCGCAAAAGGCTTATGCTCTCGACTGGGATAATCCAAGACTTGTCATCTGCGTCCCAGCGTCGTCCTTGAATGGTACGAACTGCGTCGAGCAAGACGGGGTTGTAATCGAACTTGAGGACAATGCCCTTGCCACGCTCTAGGACTGCTGTTCCCAGCCATTGCGGGCCTGCTAACTTTGGCGCCTGTTCCAATACTGCACGTGCCCTGTCGGTGACTGGAACATCATTGCGCTCTGCCCAGCCAATAACTGAGCCGTGCTTCAATGCTGGTACGTACCAAGCCTTTTCCTCACTATTCCAAACTGCACTCAATGCTGATTTGGGATAAGCACTATCGCCGTAAGGAAGAAATACGAGTACCTTGCCATTGCGCACGTCAACCGTGCGAACGCCACGCAGACCCTTGCCTGCTTTTGGTTCAACGATTGCGTCGTAATCAATGCCCATGCCAGCGAGTTGTCTCTTGTACTTGGCGAGCATTTCCCAAGCCTCACGCTGAACTTCAACGCTCCAACCTTCTGGTGGGGTTTTGGCTAGGCGGTTTCCAAACTTGGTGTCCGAGCCGTTGTAGCCAACTGCGTCTCTGGTCAGGGCGCCGTCGTCTTGTCTAGCAAGTGCTAATACGGCTTGTACAAGTACTGGGTCAGTTGACATGATGTAACTATGGTAGCACCGTTTAGTGGTGCAATCAAGTTATTTGTCTCGGTTGTGGTGTTTGTACAGGGCTTGGTCGGTAGTTCCAGCCCATTCCGCAATCTTGCGCCAAGTTACTCCGTGGTTACGCAGGCGGGTAACGGTCTGGCGACGCTCACGTCCGAGGTCAATCACTTCTTGCTCGTGCTTGCGCATTTGGGTACAAATGTCCTTGATGTGCTGAAGCAACGAGGCGACCTCTGGTGAGAAGTTGCTTTCCAATTCTTTGCGGGGGTCAAGTGGGGTCATAGGTTCTTTAGGCATTTTGTTCTCCTTGTGGGTATCAGTATAGTGGGGTTTCCAAAGTCGGGTGGGGTACGCAGGGTTTAGTTATTTACAAGGAGTTTGCTTCCAATCGGTATCGTCGTCGTCCCACAATTTTACCCTTGTTTTGGAATTTGCTTTTATTTACTGAGGTGAAGCAACCTCGGTAATGATGAGTTCCAATCCGTCCTTGCCGTAAATTGGAGCCAAGAACGTGAGCCTCAAAACAATCCCTGCGTGGTCGTCAATCAAAACGCCTGCGTCAACCAGTCCGTCCACGGCCGCTTTCGCATGGGGGAAACATGCGCCTACATCTTGACGGTAACGGGCATTTAAAACATACGGTTGAACTGTAACTTCAATCGCTCCCATTGCGGGAAGCATGGCTTCTTTTGCTAATTCGCAAAATGCGCTACGCCACTCTTTGGTTATCTTGGCTCGAACCATGTGGTGTGCTGAACGCTCTTTATTGAGTGTGAAGTCTGGACGAACCTCGTAAAAAAGTTTGTACGAGTTGTCCATTGTTATCAGATAGACAAAATCTTAAATGGCGCTCGTGCCGAGGTTGTCAAGTGTGCCGTTGCCTTGAGCGCAGTGGTGATACGTTCCTTACCCGTCATAGTTACGCCTTCAAGAGCAAATAGTGCAGACATTGCGGACAAGGCGCCCGCTCCTTCTGCCCCATAATTTTCACGAGACTTAACAACGGCAAAGTCTGAGGTGATGACAAAAATTCCGTCCTTGTGTACAACAAGAAACCCAGTGTCGTTGTCGCTAATCGCTTCGTCGGTTGACTTGTACGCAGTCAGAATGTGGTCACGCAATGCGTAAGGGTCGCCAAGATTACTTTCTTCGGCAATTTCGGCTAAGCGAAATCCCCCAGCGAAACCAATAAGGCTGTCCTCCGCTCGCCAAACTTTTGGCTCGGAAATTAGCATGACACTATCCCCGTCAAAGGCTCCGCTATCTCCACCAATCCATAAGTTTTTCTTGTCTCTGTAGCCAGCAATAACGGTCATAGAACAAGATTACTAGGGATTTTAGGAACCCCACTACTGCCATTTTTAGGCTACTTGGCGACTTTTAGATGTTCGGCGCCAGCGCCCTTAGCCTTTTCCTCGCTAAACCAACGAGGGGTCTCCCAGCCACAATTGCAAAGTGGTTGATAAAGGGAAGTGTTCATCATTGCGGACTTGTACGTCTCAATGGTGATTGCGTGGCTTGTGTTAGCGGAAGGCTTCTTGTTAGCCATTACTTTTGTTTTGCCTTGAAAAGAGCAACGTGAGTTGGGGCAATTGCGTTGTACAAAGCCTGTGGTGTTACGCAGTAAATGTCGCCCCACTTTTTGAGCCAGCCAGCGTATCGCAAACTTTCGCCAGCCAGTGCTGAACAAATCCAAGTCCAATTCCTGCGCACGGAAGGCCAACTATCCCAAGTCAGCAAGTCAACTCCAATGCATACGTCCGAGATAATTCCGTAGGGGTCTCCGACCTGCTTCAGATTGAACTCGACAATCTTTGCTGGATTAGCCTCGGCGGGTGGTGAAACAATTACAAGTTCTGCGCCGTTGTCCAGCAGGGATTGAAGCGTGTGGTTCTTCACTCCCTTGAGTGTTGCCTCGACAATACGAACTTCTGGCTCCAATTTGACAATGGTGAATGCGTGATTGACCTCTCCACGACCGCCCTTAAGCCACTCGCCAACTCGAATGAGAAGTCCGAGTGTCCCCTTAGTTCGAGCAAAGCCAATGTCTCCCAAGTTAATTTGACCATTGGTGGTGATGATGTGGGTTGCACCCGGGTTTTCAATTTTCATGTTTTATTGTCCGCCGTCAGAGTGTTGGTTTCCGTAGAAAGGGTGACCTTCCTTTGCACCGACCTTACCGCCAGTGGCTTGTGGCTTGGTACCTTGTCTTGGCGTGTAGCGACCAGTTGCTTGGTATCTGGGTTCTGGTATTCCGTGAACTACGTTATTGAAGCCTGTTTTAAAGTTTTCCAATAGGTGATGTGCGTCGTCGTTTCGCCCACCGCTTTGGCGAATTTCTTTTGCCCTGTCAAGATTTTCTTGAGCAAAGGCACGGCTTTGTTTTGAGTTTTCTCTAAAACTAGAAGCGTTGCTTGCATGAAATTTTTGAGCGATTGGGTTAGTAGCAGTCCGAGCCTTTTCTTCCTCAATCGAGGCTTGCTTATCGCTTTTATCTGCGTCCGCTAGGTTCATCTGAGCAGTCTGCTCGTGCCACTCTGCTGAATGGCCTAACTTCTCTACACGTGCGTAGATACCTTGACCACGTAACAATTCTTCGGTTAAAAAGGGGTTGCTCATGAACCCCAGATTACTATGCCTCCCAAGAATGTTTGGTCAATCCTAATTCGTGGGCTTTAATTGGGTAATTTTCTATTTCTGAGTTGTGGTGATTGCAGGCAAGGATAATGCCACTCATGTCAAGCAAGTTTGCGTCCGTTCGACCAGCACGTGACCTTGAAAGTATTTCGTGTCCATTGACTGCCCCAAAACACGGGGTGC